TCACGCACGTCACCATCTCGCAGGACGCCGCACCCATCACGCTGAACATCGACGCCATCAAGTACCCCGACGAGTGTCATCTGGTTTGCGCGTACGATGAGGGGGGAACCCAGACGCGTATCGGTGCGTGGCTTGAGCGAACGGGTCAGGTCATAACGACGGCAACGTCTCTCACCATTTCGTGGTATAACCCGGATGGGACATTGTTGTTCACTGATACGGACGCAGTGGCTGACGCACAGGGTCATTTCAGGATTGATCGCAACCAAGCGCTGGTAGCGAATACTGATTACTACGCTATCGTATCTATTACCGATACGGCAGGTACAGTCACTACGCGTCGAGGAGTGCCTACAACGCAATGACCTTCTTCCTCGACACACTTGATACTCGGACACAGCCTGTGTTTATCTCGCTACCCGCTGGAGGGGGAGCTACGGTTGTGATGGGAGGAGGTACGTTAGTCGTTGATGACGAAATCAATGTCGTGACTTCTGCTGCGACTGAACTCATCGTTACTGCAACTACCCCTGACATCGTGGTGACTCCTGTTACTCCTGACGTAGTTACGTCGCCTAATTCACCTGTGGTGGTCGTGACACCCATTCCGGTCAACCAAGCATAATCATGGCGAATCCTACAGTCACAGAGATTGATTATTGTCGTCATCGAGGCGATACATTCTCAATTCAAATTGCCATCAAAGATTCAGTTGCAGCAGCGATTGATGTTACAGGTTTTTCGTTCCTTCTTACAGTCGATCCGAGTGCTACTCCCACAGCAGCGGGAACGAACATCTATCAGCTTATCGGAGTTCTTGACGACGCAGTGAACGGTTTGGTTAGCTTCGCCCCTGATGCGACTGATGCGTTGTCGGCTCCGGGGAATTACTTCTACGACATCCAGCAGACCGATGCTGCGTCGAAGATTCGTACGATTGCAAAAGGGAAGTGGACAATCTTACAGGACATCACCAAATGAAGCGCATTTTACTCGCTCTTGGATTTCTATTCGTGACACCCGCTTGTTCTATGTTTCCAGTCAATCCTGATACGGGAGTTCGAGAGTTCTCTCCAGCAGGCGCGGCAAGAGATCTTAGAGCAACCAATGTCGTGGTGCTCACTTTCACGGAACAATGGGAACAGGCAAGCCCTGACGTCGCTCAAGCTGGACGTGACTTTGCAGCTCAAGTAGAAGAGGTAGCGCTCATTCTTGATGAGATTGCTGCGGGAGCTGAAGGAATGTCACTTGAGCTTTCAACCGAAACAGCAATGAGGGCGCTTGAAGTCCTTCTTGATGCTGCAAAAATCTTCCTTGATGAAGATTCGCAGGTCTACATAAATGCGACGTTGAGTTCTACAAGAGCGTTGCTTGACTTGGTTGAGATTTACTCTTCTTAGAATAGATGAAATCCGCGAGACGACAACTCGAGCGGGCGTTGCGGTCAAGTCGCTGTTTGTCGCAGTGTGCGGCCGTGGTCGGCGAGGAGGGGGCTTCGGTCCCCTCCTTGCTTTCCTCTTTCAAGACTAAGGATTGCCTTGATGGATAGTAGTTCGAATCGAATTGATGATATTGATGATGTCCGTGCTTGGATCGCTGAACACGATGGCAGAATCAATGCATGGTGGGCTAGTCAACACGAGTGGAACAAACAGATGAATTTACATTATGCTCGTATTGAAGGTCGGTTGTCGGCCGTCGAGCGAAAAATTATCTATGCCTCTGGCTTCGCTGCTGCTGCGGGGTCACTCCTTGGGGCATTCCTTTCTGGAATCATGAAAACAGTAGTCTAATAATCATGGCTGAAGAATTCATTCTCGCGCGTAAGAAAGGGCTGCCCCAAATCTTCAAGTTCACTAAGGAGCAGTTCAATCCGCTCCACCACGACCGGGTCAATCCTGTGAAAGAAGAGGAGATTGAGGCCAAGCCGAAAAAGGTCGAAAAGCCTGCGAAAGACGTCAAAGCTGAGAAGGCTGATTTGTTTGTCTCTAGAAAGCGTGAAGGAAAAAAGTAAGAGACTTCATGAAACGAGATATATCGATGTAACGATTGATACTTTGCTATGGCATTAGACGCAACTCCAAAGGGCTCGGCATCCAATTCATACGTCACTGAAGCTGACGCTACAACCTATCTCCAGGCAGAACGGTTGTACACAGTCGCTTGGGATGACGCAGATTCTCTCACTCGTGAACGAGCACTGATTTGGGCTACCCAGCTCTTTGACGTACTGTTCGACTGGTATGGATCTAAAACTACACTCGAGCAGCGTCTTCGCCAGCCCCGCGCAGGGACAGTCGACTATGACGGTCAGAATATTGATCAAGATACGATCTCGCTTATCTTAGAGAAAGCAACCGCAACGCAAGCACTTCACCTACTGGAGAATGATACAGTCCTCGAGCCTATCCTGACTAGCTTGGGTATGGCTGAAGCCAAGCTCGGATCGCTTGAAGCTAAAATAGACAAGAAATTCGTACATGATGTGATCTCACAAGAAGTCATATCAATGCTGGCCCCTTTTGGGGATATACTTTCTTCTGGATTACGGGGCGATAAAGCCGTTGACTTGAGCAGAAGTTGAATTCATGGGAGCTCTTGACACAGTCTTTAGCGAGGTAGCTTCAAATCTTATCTCCGCTTTCGTAACCAACACCTCAACCCTGACCCGAGCGGCTGTCACAACCTATACTCCCATTACGGGGGTTAGAGCAGCAGCATCGCCGGTCCTTTACACAATCAAGACGAGTCCGCCTGAGGCGTACATGATCAGTGAGATCAATAACACAAGCATTCTAAAGGAAGACCTCAAAGTGATGGTCGCTACGAAAGGCTTGACTATTGTCCCTGACCTCGAAACTGATACTATCACTCGAAGTGGTGTAGTGTATCGTATTGTTTCAGTAACTCCGCTGTCATCGGGCGACTCGGTTGCAGCGTATGAACTTCAACTGCGTAAATGACGACTCTCTTTACACAACTGACAGCCTTTCAAACGAAGGTTGATAAGAATCTTGCTCAAGTTCTTCGGAATGCGACCAAGCTCGCTTACAACTCGGTTCTTGAATTGTCTCCAGTTGATACTGGGAGTTATCGTGGAAGTTGGAGAATCGGTAAAGGTGGGACAGACACATCTAGTCAGACGTATGGTGATCCTGGTCGGGCTGAAGGAGCTACTCAAGGCTCAGCACCGACATCAGCTGAAGTTGCATATCGTAAAAGTAGGCTTCTATCGATTAGAAAGCCGGACGATAAAATCTTCATCTCAAACAGTATTCGATATGGAGTCTATGTTGAGTTTGGCTCTCCTAAGAATCCGCCTAGAAATGTTCTCGCCATCGCAACGGCACGAGTTTCTGCTCAATTAGCACAAGTTCAAACTTCTGGAGTTGAGACTCTATAATGGCGCATGTAGATCTACGGCTTGTGCGTCAATCCATTAGACAAGAGCTGCTCGCAAACATTACAAACCCGACCAAGCTCACTGTCGCATATGAAAACGTGGATTTCACTCCTCCTAACCCTGGTGATTATTACTTGAGAGAATCACTACAACCTGTATTGGAGCGAAAAGTAGCTTCCGGTCTCATCGAGGGGATCGGTCGCGTTGTATATGATGTCTTCTACCCCGAGGGCAAGGGCACTGAAGTTGCTGAGGACTTGGCAACTGAAATCTCGAACATCTTTGAAGCTGCGACGTCTTTGCAGCACCAAGGCATAGATATCGCAATCGATAGAACTGAACGAAGCCCTGGTCTGAAGGTTGATGACGTCTGGTACATAATCCCAGTCGTAATCAATTGGAGAACCTACGCTCAAGCAACTACTTAGGAGACATGAAAAATGGCTATTGGATCTGGGAGTAGAGTTGACCTGGCGTACCAAACCGAAACGGTTCGAGGTACGCCTGACTCTCCCGCAGGAATCAAATATCTCCGGACAACTGGCCGGAATATCAACCTCGAGAAAGATATTCTCGAATCTTCGGAGGTGCGTGCATCGCGCCAACGAAGTGATGTTCGACATGGTTTCAATCGAGTTGCAGGCTCGATTGCAGCAGAACTTGGCGCTCTTGCTTATGACGACTGGATTCAGTATGGCATGGGCGGATCTTGGACTGCTGTCACAACGACGGGCTCGCCTGATCTACAAGTAATCACAGCTACGGATGACTTTGTACGCGCTACAGGCGACTTCATCGCTGATGGTTTCAGGAGCGGCGATTACATCACCACGACTGGATTCACCGCGGGAGCCAACAACGGTACTTTTCGAATTGAATCTCTTACGACGACTATCATCACTATCAGTCCGCCAGCAGTAGCTCTGGTTGATGAGGCAAGTACTACTGGTCGTACACTTGATATTGAAGGCAAGCGGATTGATATTGGAACGACGCTACAAACTGTAACGCTTGAGCGTCGATTCAATGATATCTCACAATTTCAGGTGTTCAATGGTGTTGCTATCAATGAAATGGCGTTCACCGTATCGCCTGAATCGATTGCAAACGTGACTTTCGGCCTTGTAGGCATGTCAGCGGATGCGTTGGTGGGCGCTGAGAGGGGCACACCAGCAGCAGCTCCGACAAATGCTCCGTTCGCAGCCTTTGATGGTGAACTTTACGAAGGCACAACCGCTGCTGCTAATGCGATTGCGGTTGTGACTGGTCTTGACTTCACTGTCGCTAACAACAGAAGCCTTGAGGGGGTGATCGGATCTAAGTTCTCGCCTGATGTGTTTGAAGGAACGGCTGTCGTTACTGGAACGATGACTGCGTTCCTGGAGGATGCAGTTTTGATGGATAAATTCTTCAACGAAACTACATCTCATCTAACCCTCAAACTCGATGATATCAACGGAACTGATTACTTGATTGCTAACTTTTACAAAGTGAAATACACCGGGGGTGACGTTGATCCCCCGCAAGAAGGACCCGTTCCGATTTCTATGCCTTTCGAGGCACTTGAGCATGGAACCTACGCAACTGCACTTTCTTTCCAAAGAAGTAATGTCTAATGACGAAGCAAGCAGCGACTAAATCCAAACCGCAACGCAATGCCATGGATCTCACCAATTTCGATACTGATACTACTTTGATGCTGCATCTGGCTGGGCCTGATGGGGAACTCTTAGAAGACGACAAAACCCATGAGCCGGTCGCAATCTGGATCTATGGGAAGTACTCCAAGAAGTATGAAACCCATCAGAGAGAGCTTGTGAACGGGCGTGTCAAGAAGCGTATGCGTGGGGGCCGGATGCGGACTCCTCGTATCGAAGATACTGAAATGGATGGTATCATCTTGATGGCGAAAGTCACCGCGAAGTGGCAAAATATTATCGTTGATGGTCCTCTTGAATGCAACTATGAGAACGCACGCTCGCTTTATGAGCAATTCCCTTGGGTGCGTGAACAAGTCGCTGAACTCATTGAGCAGGGAGTTGAAAACCTGGGGGAGTAATAGAAGAGTTGCTCGAATATGCCAAGAAAGCATTCGAGGATTTGAAGTCGACTGATGACGGGGCAACTCTTGGGGCACACCGGAAACAACTTGAGAAGACACGGGGCGATGTCGATGAATATGATATTCCCGATCTTGAAGAAGGTTTTCCTGAAGACCTTGAAGGTGTGTGGTCTCTCTTTCAAAACATCAGTAAAGGCCGTTCCAGCACTATCGTCTATCTTCCTGCTGGGATGGGGGCATCAAAGCCGAAACTAATTCACATGAATCTTTCAGCGACTGAGATTCTATCCTGGGCAACGCTTATGCAGGTAGAACTTGAGCCCTGGGAGATTTATGTCATTAGAGAGCTTGATGGACTTTACACATCTGCGGTGAATAGTTAGGTGGCAGCTCCTAGCTTAGCAGAACTCAATATTGTCATTCAACTGAATGATGCTAAGCGGGTACAGGCTGAGTTGCTCGCTGTTCAGAAGGAGTTACTGAAGACTCAGAAGGCGGGAAAGGCGACAGGAAATTCTCTGCCGAAGAAGCAGTTCAAGGGATTCAGCGGAATTCTAAATGGACTCGTACATCAATTCACACGAGTTGCTGTCGCTATCGCTTCGTTCGCAATTGTGATTGGATCGTTGCGTGCTCTAACTAATACAATTCATCTGTTTGCTGATTTTGAGCAAGGGCTCATCGCTGTAGGAAAGACGACAGGGTTAGTCAAAGAGAGGTTGGCTAACTTCGGCGCTGAAATCGTCTCGCTCTCCCTGAGAATCCCGGTAGCGACTGATTCGTTGCTTGGAATCGCAGAAGCGGCCGGTCAGTTGGGCATTTCGTCTGCGTCTGATCTAATCAAGTTTACAGAGACTATTTCGAGACTAGGATCTGCGGCAAGTAGTCTATCAGGCGATTTAGGTGATACTGCACTTCAGCTAGCGAGGATTCTTTCGCTGTCTGGAGAGAAAGCAAGTGATATTGATAAGCTGACGAACGTCATCGTTCATCTTGGTAACGAGTTTGCGACGACTGAAGCTGAAATCGTTGGACTAGCAACGCGGATTGCTCAATCAACGGTTCAGTTTGATTTGGCGAGTAAAGAAATTGTTGCTCTTTCTGCTGCGTCAAAGGCACTAGGACTTCAAACGGAGGCGACAGGGTCAGCGTTTGGACGCGCTTTCAATAAGATCCAAGAGGCGATCATCACAGGGAACAAAGTAGCTCTCGCTGAACTCGAGAGACTGACACAGCTTGATAGCCAAGTTTTTGCCCAAAAGTTCGAAGAGGATAAGTTCAGGGCATTCGCTCTTGTTCTGCGTGGACTATCTCGTGAAGGAGATTCAGTCTCACTGTCTCTCAAGAACTTGGATTTGGTCAATATTCGTGATACGAAGACGATCAAAACACTATCAAAGCGGTACTCCCTCTTTGTAGATGTTCTTGATGAGACTGATAGGGCTGCGGAAGAGAACAACGCAACTCTCAAAGAATCTGAAACAGCATTTGAATCGCTCAATAAACAGGCTGTGCAATTGGGCAACTCGTTGCGGGCTGTCGGGCTTGAAATCGGAGAGACGGTTCTTCCTGCACTAAAGAGCTTCATCATTGGCACTGACCGGCTTGTACGCGATCTGTTCACGATTGAAGCGCGAGTTGATGGTACTACAGCGACAATCAGAGCGCTATCAACTGCGATTAGATTCTTGGTGTCGTCCGCTTTGGCTTTCCTTGCGTTGAAGCTTTCAGCAAAGCTCCTCTCAATAGCTGAAGCAGCATTCGTTGCGGGAAGAGCTCTTTCTGGCGCGGCGATTGGAGCGCGTCTAGCTGCCATCGGAACTGCGCTTGGACCTATCGGCCTTGCAGCAATCGCGATTGGTGGGTTGGTCGTAACGATTCAGAATCTTAGAAGAGCAGCAGCCTCCGCTCGTAAGGAAGCACTCGAGCCGTTGCCTGGGACTTTCGCTAACCTTGCTTTTGCTGCAGATGAAGCGGCACATTCAGCGGAATTGTTTGAGCAAGCTATCAACAAGAGCGATAAGATTGGTCAAGTTGATGCGCTTGATCGCAGAATCAAAGCGCTCAAAGACCTTGACACTCAAATCAAAGTCTTGCAAAGAAAGGCAACTCAGCCCCTAGCTAAGGCGGACGAAAAGCCGCTACTTAGTCTTGTTGATGCGGCAACAATCCTTCCTGATGCCGGAATTGCTTCGTTAGGAGTTCTGCTGACGGATCAACTAATCGCGGAGTTTGCACGAATCGAAGCAGCGCAAGGCCCAGTGATTGCGCTTGAGCATCTATTCGCTACAATTGCATCTAGAGCTGAATTTCGATTTGACACTGTGGACGGTAAGGCTTTCAAAGAAAAGACTACAACCGCGATTGAAGATTTCTATCAAGTTGGTGCGGGACTCAAACTTGCGGCCGGGGGCTTAGCGGGCGCCGGACTACTTCAATCTCTAATATTCAGCGACGATGATATTGTCACACAAGGAAATATTGATGCTTCGGATCGTTTACTGAAGTTGATCTTCGGTACGGCTAACATTAGATCTGTTGCAGAAGAAGCAATCGGTCATCTAACACTCACGTACTCAGAAGCATCAAAACTACTCAGCATTGAAGACTTTCAGAAGAAGCTTATAGCCGATATTTCGTTCTCTCAAGAACTTCGTGAGAGTATTGATGCAGAGATTGGTAATTTGTCTGGTCGAGCGCAAGCGGCAGCAGAAGCATCAGCGATATTCACGCTTGATAGTGCACATCTGAAGAGTTTGGAGGCAGAATTGACGTTAGTCAACCAGCTCCGTCCTTCAAAGGCGAATCTCGCGCGAAGCGCTGAGTTGAATACTGAAGCTACTAAGATTGAGAATTCACTCCACAAGCAAACAATCCTTATCCTGAAGGAATCACTAATTGCTCAAGCTGAAGGTTTTGGGCTCAAAAAGGCTTTTGCAACAAAGCTAGTAGAGACATATCTTCCTGCTCTTGCAGCAGAGTTGGAGAGGACGCGAAAACTTGCACAAGCGGTTAGAGATAAGGCGCATGCGGAGCGCGCGGCTGCGGCAGAGGCAGCACAGCGTACAGCAATTGCTGAGACTGTTATCCCCCTTCTTGATCGTGAACTTGCGTTGAGGAATCAGTTGACACCCTCAACTGAACACCTAGCTCGAGCGAGACAAATCCATAAGGAACTTGCTCAACAAGAAAACGCAACGATAGAAGCTCATATTGAACTTGAAAAGCAGGCGCTGGCATCCCGGCTCAAGGCAGCGGGTCATTCTGACGAGGAGATTGACCAGATAGTGCAACGTAAGTTGCCTGCTATGAGAGCTCAGCTTGAACTTGAAGCACGACTTATCCAGAAGATACGAGAACGAGCTCTTGCTGATCAAGAGGCTGCTACGTTCTTCGCCGAGAATCAGCTTCTTGCAACAGGATTGCTGTCGTCGTTCAATAATCTCTCTGAAGGAATCACACGTGCTATCGTTGAAGGAGAGAACTTCGGCGACGTGATGAAGAACGTGTTGAAGGCCGTCCTGTCTGATGTCATCAATCTATCAGTCAGGATGTTGTTGTTCCAGACTATCTTCAAAGATCTCTTCAATCAATTCAGCAATAGTAGCGGGAATGCAGGTGCGGGTAGTTTCTTCAGTGTACTGCTTGGATCGCTAGGAGGAGCGAATCTAGGGGCTAACGGGGTTGATCCGAGCTCTCAAGCAGGCTTTGATTCCTTCAACGGCTTCGGCACCCAAGGTAACGCGCTCGGAGCCGTCTACAATCATGGTAATCGAGTAGCATCGTTTGCACGCGGAGGTGTCTTCAATAATGAGACAAGCTTCCCCGTAGGACGTAATACGATTGGTCGGCTAGGAGAGGCTGGTCCTGAAGCTATCATGCCTCTGACGCGACTGCCCGGAGGGGGATTAGGCGTCGGATCAGCCGGGGGCGGAACGAACGTCACATTCCACAATACGTATAACTTCTCAGGTAGGGGTCAAGATCGCCAAATCAAGCGGTCGACTCGTCAAGTTGAAAATGATCTTAGGAACGCAAGCAGGAGAGCGTTCTCGTAATGGCATTTCATGAAACGCCTCGATTTCCAGAACGGATCAGCAGAGACAGTCGAGCTGGTCTAGGGTTCAACACTTCGATCATCGAAGGAGCTGCGGGAGACACCGTGCGGGTGGCTCGTTGGCCGAATGCGAAGCGTTCTTATAACGCTGTCTACGGAATTCGGAACCTCCAAGACATCAGTGACGTTATGACGTTCTATCAAGGGCGTCAAGGCGTTGTGAACGGGTTTCGGTGGAAGGATTGGCTAGACTACACCTCTGCTGCCGACCATCGCTCAGCCCATGCGAACAACGATCAGATCATTGGAACAGGAAGCGGCGCTGGTCCTCAGACCTTTCAGTTAGTCAAGACGTACACGAGTGGCGCGCAGTCAATTACACGCGCGATTGAGAAGCCAGTGACGTCGACTGTTCTGCTTGCATCTGATCTCGCTGACGAGACGGGCAACTACACAGTAGATACGACTACAGGTATTGTCACGTTTACGCCTGGACGTGATATTACAGGCGAGACAGTCACCGCAGGATTCGAATTCGACGTTCCTGTTCAATTCGGCGAAGAGATTGATGAGGCGCTGACGGCTGCGCTCACTAACTATGATACGGGCAGCATCAGCGAGATTCCTATCATCGAGATGCTTGGTGATGTCGTATCGCCCGACCGCGCATATTATGGAGGCGGTTCTGAGGTCACCTACGTCGGAACCAAGTTTGCGCTGACCTGGGCTATGGGTCGAGCGGTATCGTTCATTGGATCAACAGATACGACTGTCCTGATGCCCGATTCAACCTTCTTGGCTGGCGGACCGATGTATCACATCCTCAAAAACAACGGAACGAGTACATTGACATTCCGTACTTTTGATGATGCTACTGCTTTGTGGACTATTTCGACAACGGGTGTAGCGATTACGTTTGTCTACAAAGATTCTAGCGGCAACATGGTCTGGGGCGCGACAGCCTGATGACTATCACAGTCGAAGAATACTTTGGAGGAGCTGAGTATATCACGACTGGCGCTGATATTGACCCACTAGATTATCGCGGACGTTTACTCAATATCAACGCGACAGCGGGTAGTCTTGAGATGGTACTCCCAGCATTGACATCATCAGCGACTGCGTGGAAGACTGGAGGCATCGTTCTAGGTATCTTCAATGATTCTGGAAATACATTCAACATCGTTGATGTAGCTACGCCTGGAACGCAGAAGATCAATTTTGCGCTGACAGTGGGACAGCTCGCGTTTTTCAGTATCATCAACGTTCCTAGGAACTTGAACGAAATTCCAGAACGAATTGTACCGACTGATTCATATTATTCATTCTTTGGCACAGGAACTGCGGATCAGAATGCTGCGTTCGGTCCGGACGGAACGTATACGATGGAGCGGATCAATGATAATGATCCGGCGAATGGCTATAAAGTTTGGCATGATTTCGCTGTTGCAGCGAAGACCAAATATACGTTTTCCGCATACATGCGAGGAAAGGATTCGCCTTCTGCTGGGATCGCTCTAGGACATCTACAAACTCCCTTTGAAACATCCGATCTTCGATTCAATCCTCTTACAGGTGTGTTTGAGTTCTTCACAGATACTGGTTTAGCTGGAGGGCAGTATCAAATTGAACGTATTCCTGGCGCTGAAGAATCTGGGGCATCAAGTTCAAGTATTCTTGGATTGTGGCGTGTACAAGTCACACTAAGTACGACGACAGGAGGGTCATATCGGGCTGAGTTGATTCCATCGCAACCGCAATTCGATCAAGATTCGACTTTCTTCGGCAGTCTTCAATTTGAAGAAGCTCCCGTAGCGACTGAGTTTCAATTTAGGGATACAATATCACGTCCTCCTGCGGTGCTTGATAAGCGTGAGTGGATGTACGTTACTTATCCTCACCGGACGTCCTGAGAATAATCCATGCCTGATGTTATTCAACAGATTTCGAAAGCGGGGCGGAATCGGCTGTTTTGGACTGAAGATTTTCATACTTCTATTTCAGGCGCGTACTGGACAAAAGGTCCTGGCGGAACCATCACCGTCACGACCAACGATACGCTCGCTCCTGATGGAACAACGACTGCTGATAAGATTGATGATACGGATGGGGGACTTGGATACGTCTATCATGACGTTCTCGCTGCAGAGTTAGTAAACAATGAAACGTATACGCAGTCGTTGTATATCAAGCCTGGAGCTGCGACTACGCAGACTCAGTTTGATCTCGTGCATTTAGGGGCGTCTCCTGATGTTCGAACTGAAGTCAATATAAACTGGAATACGGTAGATCCTGCCAACAATATGCCGTTGTTGAAGTGGCGGTCTGTTGGTACTGATTCATTAGTGGATGTTGCTCCCGGTGATCCTGTTGGTATCTCGAAAGAAGCAAATGGATTTTGGCGCGTATGGCTTTCTATTGTCTACGACAATACAGCTTCTACGACTTTACGCGCTGAAATGCAGCCATCACGGGCTCCAGGAGTGTCTCATTGTTGGATTTGGGGTTTTCAGCTCGAGAAGAGTTCGTATCCAACAACATATCAGCCTCAGCTAACTGCTACTGATGTGTATGTCGGTGACTTCGAAACTATCGCAGGTTGGATCGCAGCTCATAACGACGACTTGACTATCGCTGGTGATCGTATTATCGGCGAACTCCATGATGAGGAATATGAAACGGGTCTATCTGCTGGCGCGTTGAATATGTTCGCGAACGAGACGTTTCAAGATGCGACTGCTCATCGTGTTTTGCGCGCGCGTGCAGGAGATGAGTTTGATCCGATTACGATGACGGGCGCGCGCATCATTGTCAATTGGAGTTCAGGTCCGGGACAGGACGGAGGAATTAGGGTTACTGAGTCCTACTTCCACATGGAGAATATCGGCGTCATAGGGACTGATACTTATGCTGCTGATGGTACTACAATCAAAGCGGGGGTGTGGGCCGGGGGGAGCTACGGCCGCTACAAGAACGTCTGTGTGATCAATCAGCAAGGAGGACACGATCAATCTCTGGCTTCGTATGTAGGATTCTATATAGGAAAGTTCTCTGGGGGAGATCCGGTTGCTACAGACAACAAGTTCTTCAACTGCATGAGCATCGGCGGCCCCGCTGACTTTAGAGGCACGGCTACTGGATTTCTCTTCGACCTTGTTGCGTATGAAGGCGGAGGTCTATATCACTGTCTTGTATATAGTTCTCGGGGAGTTTCAGGTACAGGCGGGGTCCTCGTCGCGCCGCCAGCATCGGGGTCAGCGGCTGAAGTCTATGGCACGATTTCTGTAGGGCACTACGGCGTTAGTTACACAGGACTTCCGCTCAATATCAAGAATAACATCGCAGATGATTTCAATTTACCCCAGAACAATGGTGTGGGGTATGACGGGAACTTGATAAGTATCACAGCCGGGTCGTTGTGGCTTGCAGCTAGACAGCATGATTTCAGGTTGAAGTTTGGGAGCCCTGCTGTAGACGGAGCAGGCAGTCCCGATATTGGCGGCGTCGACACTACTGAAATCAGTACGATGCTGACAACTGAGTTCGGAGATACGGACGACTTCGCTGGAAATCCTCGCGCCTCCGGGTCAATTGGAAGTTGGGATATTGGTCCTTACGAAGGTTCATTCGCGCCTCACAACACAGAAGCGGTGACTGTCGTCACGAGTAGAATTGGAGCTACCGGAGTTCGTTCTGTAACGAATGGTCCTCCTGTTCGCGATTATGATACGCTTGAAGAATGGTTATCGCGTGCAGTACCGAATAGTCTCTACGCGTCTAATGAACGGCATATCGCTGTGCTTGAGGGCGAGCTCGGCGCTGATCTGCCTACGTCTGGAGTCATCCAGATACGCTTTCATAATACTGATGCGTTGCGCTATATTGAAATTACGCATGGCGCTGCGCAGCGTTTCAGCGCTTATAGACCGTTCAGCGGTGCTAGGATTCAAGGTGTAGGCTCGACTGACTTCCCTTCGTTAGGACAGTTTTCGCCCCTAATAGAGATTGGATCTGACTACACGCGGCTGACAGGGCTTGGAGTCATCTTGATTTACGGGGGCGCACAAAAGCGTTTCGGCATAAAGGTTCTTGCAAGTGACTGTTTCATGGATTCAGTCTCAGTAGCACATACAGGAGGCTCAGCCGACCTCATGTATGGTTTCGACAATCGGGGAACAGGCAATACCTACATCAATTGTCTGGTGCGGGGATCGAACACAAGCGCACAAGGAGTCACACAAGGATTTCGACTTGCGCGTGCGTCAACTAATATCAAGCTGCTGCATTGTATCGCGCATTCAATAAAAGGATCTCCGTCAGCAGCGCGCGGTTTCACGATTGAGGATAATTGCGCGCGCATTCAAATTTCGGGATGTATTGCTACTGATTCAGATGATTCTGACTTCCTTGGCGACGGAACCATCACTATGTCTGAAGTCCTCGACCATTGTATCAGTAGTGATTCTACTGCGGTCGGCACAGGATCGATAATCAGCACAACGGCAGCATCACTTTACAAAGATGCATCTGTCAACGACTATAGACAGTCATCGACGAGCCCCGGACTTGATGCGGGGTCAAACCATACCAGTATCTTCTCGACTGACATTACAGGAAAGCGGCGGTTCGGTCCATTCGATATTGGAGCGCATGAGGGTATCTTCTTCGTAGAGAGCCAAGCGACTCCCGATCCGGTTGAGGCGCTCTACACTGCAGTCTGCTATCAATTGATTAGAACTGATGGATTAGCGTTCTTCTTCACATCAGCTAATCAACCACTGATTCATGAAGGGCAGACTTACTTGCCTGCATCGGGACTTAGCGCGAGTACACGCCGCCAAGATACGGGTCTAGCTGAGCATAACCTTGAGGTTCAAGGTGCTATTACATCAGATCGTATCACTGATGATGATTTGGTTGCCGGACGCTTTCGCGGGGCTGAAGTTCGTATCTTTGAAATCGATCACCGCGTTCCGTGGACTGATCCTATCGTGATGCACCAATACACGCTTGCAGACACGACCTTTGATAGTGAAAAGTGGAAAGGTGACCTCGTAGGTCCTACGCATGTAATGGACCGCAAAGTAGGCGAAGCTATCACTGTGTCATGCGGACTGACTTTTGGTTCGCCTGAATGCGGCGTTGACCTCGCACCAATCACACAAATTGCACTATCAGTGTCGGTTGTGACTTCGGGACTAGATCGTAGAGAATTCACGTCTTCAGTTCCTACTGCGGTCGATGATTATTACGGGCGAGGATTGTTGACCTTCAAGACTGGGAACCTCACAGGATTGTCATTTAGAATCAAGACCTTCATTTCTGATGTCATCTTCTTAGATGAAGCTACGCCTGTTCCTATCGTTGCAGGCGATACTTTCGATCTGATTCCTGGTTGCAGAAAGGCATTGATCCGCGACTGTATCACTAAGTGGACAAACGGACCGCAGCATGGAGGCCGCGCCTTTGTGCCTAACACGGATACCGGATTGGAGACTCCAACGCGATGAGTCGATTAGGCGATAAGATTGTGTTAGAAGCTCGTTTGCTTGTAGATACTCCTTTCGTGCATCAAGGGCGGCTAGGAGGTCCTTCTGGTGGATGTGACTGCGCAGGGATGGTCAAGCTAATCTGCGACACGTTAGGTCTCGAAGTAGAAGATCGGACTGACTATGCGCGCGAAACTGATGGTACGCTACATAATCTGCTTTCTGATTCGCCTAACGTAGTCAAGGTTGATACACTCCAATCGGGTGACATGATTGAATTCTGGATGAGCCATCGAGGTAAGCCTCAGCATATCTCAATCTATGATGGTACAACGAATTCACTTATCCATGCGTTAGGGACGCGCAAGGGAGGCCAGGTTCGCGTAGAATCTTTCGACCAACCCTTCTGGCAGAAGCGCGTAGTTGCATACTGGCGTCACAAGGAGGCTTGTTGATATGGCGACAATTGCTCTAGCTGCGGCAGTCGGATCGGGTGCAATCGAAATTGGCGCCGCCACTCAAATCGTCCTCACAGTAGCAGCGACATACGTAGACTCGCTGATTATGGGAAAGATCTTCGCCCCTGATCCGCAAGAGGGGACGAAGGTTGGTGACCTTGACATTGGAGGAGTGAGGCAGGGTACACCTACATGGCGTGTCTACGGAGATCGAGTGCGTGTACCTGGCACTGTGATTTGGCAAACTCGTCTGTCAGAGACGAGGCATAGAGATAGGGGTGGGGGCAAAGGCGGGTCAGGAGGAACATACATCAGTTACACCTATTCAGTCAGCGCTGCGCTTGAGTTCGCAGTTCGCGACCTGAATAAGCCGATTGGTTCGATCGAAAGAATCTATGCTGATGGGAAGCCTATCTTTGATGAGCAAGATAATGTTGATTTTACAGAGACTACAGTTGCTGCGACAGTAGAGACGATTTCGTCTCGACTGGGCGTACTTGGTGCATATCTAGTTCTTGTCTCATCTGGATATGATCTTACGCGACTCAAGGCGCGGCTAGTCGCAGTAACAGGTTTCTCAACGACTGCACATGATGTCAACGATATAACGGTAGATGTAGCCGCAGTCGATGGGGATCAATTCCTCATGCTAACATCTCAAGAGACTGGGACTTTGTTCATCGGCGACACACTTGGGGTTCTAGGGTATGCGTTCGGCACCCTTCAAGTTATTGGGGATGACGAGGGTGATTCTCTTGATATTGAATTCACAGGGACCGGCGGCAATCCTGATGTGCATAAGGTTTATGTCCAACCTGCTGTTCAAGGCAACATCGGTGCCGGGACTGCTACGTCAGCGACGCATCATACAACTGAGATCAATGATGGACCATCAGGCGCTCAATTACAGCCTTACTTGAATCATGGAACTTCTTGGGATGAAGCCACAAACACATCAAGAATGAAATTGATTAGGGGACGTGGAGGATTTCCTAGATTCGTATTCAGCGGCAGTCACGCGGGTCAAGCGATTAGAATTCAACAAGAGCAATCTCAGTGGTCGATTACACAAGTTGAAGCGATTAGAACCTATATCGGCACTTCAACGCAAGGACCTGATCCTGTTCTCTCTGAACTTGAGACTGCTGCTGTAGGGGGTTCAGGGAATGTTCCTGGTTTCCGTCTCAAGGTTGTAGCTTTCTTTGAAAATCTAGAACTGACTGATTTTGGCAACCGAGTTCCTGGTTTTGAAGCGATACTTCGCGTCGATGGAAGTGGTGATGTCAGTGGTATTATCACTGAGATTATGCTGGTTGCGGGCTATAATACATCGCAGTTTGATGTCAGTGGTTGCACTAAAGCAATTACAGGATATGCTGTTCGCGGTGCACAGAATCTAAGAACGCAACTACAACCGATTCTGCTTGCGACTCAGACTGTAGCTCGACAAGAAGATGGAATCATCTACTTCCAAGATCGTGCAAGTCTGCCTCGCGTAAATATTACAGCGGACATCACTGCTGGCACGATAGGAGATGATCGGGCAAGGCCGTTCACAATCAAAGATGCTCCTAATGCCTTGAAGGTCGCTCGAGTGTCAGTCAAACATAAGGATCCAGATCAAGGATTCCAGACTTCAACTCAAGAGTCGGAGAACTTTGGTATCGAAGGTGACATTTCAAATGTTGAGCTAGGAGAGGTGGTAATCACCGCTGACCAGGGTCAGCAACTAGCTGATACACTTTGGGCGCAGTCTCGTGTTTCGCAACATACGATTTCATTTCAATTACCCCCGACCTGGTTAGGAAGAATTCATGAGGGCTATGTCGCGCAGATTGATGATACTTTCGGTCGTGACTGGGAGATTCTAGTCAATCGAGTTGAAGAGACTACAGACGGTTTGCTTCTGTGTGAAGGAGTTGAAGAGGATGTTACGGCTCTAACCCAGACCGCACTTTCAGAAGGGGCGATTGGTTTGCTTGGATCGACAGGACAAGGAGGAGGCGGTCCGCCGCTACAAGGAGGGATTCGTAAAAACAACCAAGCATCACGCGCTGTATCATCGCCGGGCAATATTCGGTGGGAGCTGCTAGATCTCAATCCTCTCCAAGATAGCCACGTCAACATGCCGGGTTTCTACCTAGCTGCATGTTCTGCTGACCAAAATAGAGATTGGGCAGGAGGCGTGCTCTATATGAGCCATCAAGATGTATCTGGGTACACAGCGATTGCTTCAGTTGCAGAAGAAGCGATTATGGGAACCACGTCGATGGCCCCTGTACTCGATGCCCATACTTACTCAATTGATCGACGTTCTACGATTAGAGTTACGCTAATCAACAAAGGCGCAACGCTTGAATCGGTTACAGAAGATCTGCTCTATAGAGGGAGTAATCGATTCCTTGTTGGCGAAGAGATTATTGGCGTACAGACAGCCACACTTGTATCTACAAGCGTTGAGGGAATGGCTACCTATGAGCTTACTAACCTACTTCGCGGCCTGAAAGATACATGGGACCAAATCGAACTACACTCTATTCGAGAGCGCGTAGTATGGCTTGATGGACCAGGCATTGATTTCATTCCTCTCAACCTGACGTCAGCAGATGAAGTACGCTATTGGAAGTTGGCGGCGTATGGACAGGATTTAGAGCTTGTTGATGTAGTCGAGTCTAATGGAACGGGCAATGATGTCTTTATTCCTATGACCTGTAGAACGTGTCGCCCGTATAAGGTGAATAACGTTACGGGTACTCGAGCCGCTGATAATGCAATTACGCTGAAATGGGAACGTCAAACGAGGATGACTAGATCTCCTGTAGACCAAGGGGAGCCTTTGCACGAGCGGGCTAATAAGTCATCGGTCGAAGGTTACTTCGTTCGAGCGCTTGCTGGTCCGGGAAGTAGTACAGTGAAGACACAGTGGGGTCCGGGATATACACGATCAATTACCTACACCAATTCGATGCAAGTAGGTGATTCATTTACTCCCGGCGATCCCATCACGTTTGAAATTGTGCATCAGACGCAATATTTCCATGAAGGTCCGGCGGTAGAAATCACAATCAATTGAATCATGGCACAGATTGCTCCTCAAACCGCACCGAATACTGGCGTCGCTAAGATTGATGAGAACTCTACGGGTCAGATAACCCGTATGAACAATCACATCGTTGCGTTTGATGCGTTGATTCAGTCAAATGTGATTGATCGCAACCTAACTGCGCCCCCAGGTTCTCCTTCTGACGGCGATGTCTATATTCCTGCTGCAACCGCGACGGGAGATTGGGCGGGCAAAGAAGATGATATTGCTTACTACGATGGAAACGGGTGGCAATTCTTTACGCCCTCAAATGGATGGCGTGCGTTCATTGTAGATGAAGCGGTACACAGTCAGTTCAATGGCTCAAGCTGGGCCTCTGACCCGCTCGGAGGGGGTTCGGCTGCCCAGACCCTAACCTGGTCAAACAAGACTGCCAGCTTCAGCGCCGTGCACGCTACGGCTGACGCCCATACAATCGACTGCACTAGTGGCGATGTGACTGTGACCTTACCTGTCGTAGCTTCTTCGTCGGGCCAAACGTTCAAACTCAAGCGAAAAGATGCTTCAGCGAACGATGTCATTATCGACGGGAACGGATCAGAGACAATTGATGGGAACCTGACCGTCAATATCATCAGTCAGTACGACTGCCTAACAGTATCTTGCGATGGAACTGAGTGGTGGATTATCTAGTGGAGACTTTCAATGACCTTCTTGCCAGGTAGAGATTTCTTTCTTGAGGTTGCGAAGGGGAATGTCCCTAAGCATACACTCATTCGAAGAGCGGGAATCAACCTTGATGTTGATAACGCTACTGATGAGGATGTTTGGGCGTTCGGCGGCGATGCAAACTGGTACACGTCTGCTCAATCACTTGCAGCAGTATCTTCGAGCGTCAATGATACGAACACTGCGGGTACGGGTGCAAGAACGCTGACGATCAACGGACTCGACTCTTCGTATGACGCTCAGACTGAGTCAGTCTCGCTCAATGGGACGACTGAAGTCAATCTGTCGAATACATACATCTTCATCGATGAAATCATTCTACTGACCACGGGTTCGATTGAAACAAATGATGGCGATGTTGATATCCTGATTCAAAGTGCGGGTGCTGAATTGCATAGAATGGCTGCGGGTTATGGACAGCAGCAGGGAGCTTTGTATCAGATTCCTAACGCGAAGACGGGATACTTAGTTGATTGGAGCGTATCGCTCACAAACGGTACAGCAGCTGAAGTTGAATTTCAGCTGATGACACACGCAGATGGCATTGGTTGGCGTATCCGCGACGCTGTTCAAATTGATCAGGGATCACCTCATCATGTGAATCAGCTTTCGTATCTCAGCCTTCCTGCGAAAACTAGAGTCAGGGTTCGAGCGAATACAGATACAGATAATCTTGGCGTAGCTGCCACATTCACTCTTGTACTTGTCGATGACTAGCATCTAGCGTCCATCGGGGAGGCGGTCAAGTCAGCTTCCCAAACCTCCTGTGATCTCCCCAGCACCTCCTGACCGCCGCCTCCCCACCTTACATCTCATTTGAAGCTTTGATTTCCCGCCTAACCAAACAACACAACCAGCTTCATCAGAAGGACTGATATTCTGGTTGAACTTTTCATCATCGTTCATTGATTCTTCTATGGCATGAAGATACGAGGGGCGATGTTGACGCACTTGTAACTCAAACTCTAAAGGACGAAGATTGATACTATGTTAGGAAAATTAGATGGTTGGAAGAAAATCGTTGTCGGATTGCTCGCAGCGGTCCTGTCTTGGGGAAATGCCCACGGAAGTTGGTCCGTTCCCGAAGAATCGATTACGTCGTTGTGGGTACTTCTCGGAGGCATCGCTCTTTCCGATTTCGGTAAGAGCAAACCGCCTGCTGCTTAGACTTGACCTAAAGACTTCCCACTCCGGGTCGTAAAGCTCGGAGTGGGGAGCATCACCTACCAATGAAAGTTTTATTCACACTGTTATTGGTTTCATGTGCAGCTGATAGCCCTTGGCGCGCGGTTGGTGGTGATGTCGCAGGAGTTGTAGCGCCTGATGAGTTGTGGACATCGTACACTTGGGGAGCGCAGGATCAAGGTAAGGACGCTCTCTGGGCATTTGAAGGAGATTTGACTGCGTGGACTGTTGGCACGACGTGGTATCTAGGTGCCCGCGATGTACGCCCAGTCGAGACGCGCCGTCGTTGGTATGAGGCCAACGAAGAGGCAGAGGCCCTTGAATCGCAGCGACGTTCGCTGAATATCGCTGGACTTGATCTAGAAGAGGCTGAAGGAGGAGCGTTGTGGGTCAAACTGCCCGCAGCTCTTGTCACCGCAGTGGGATTGAGTTTCGTAGCTTGGCTGGGATTGAGATACAGTAAACGACGCAAGAATGGGAAGATTGAAGATGAAGCATAAACTCGCAGTTCCCACTCTTTTGATTGGACTGACTAGTTGTGGGGCAACAAGAGCTTGGCTCGATGCTCCCGCGGGTGAAGAGACTCGAACAGAAGAGGAGATTGAGGCTGGAGTCGCTCCTGAAGGTGCTACTCGAGGCGACGTAGCGGGAGATGGACTCTACGTCGTACTCTCAATCCTAGGACTTGGCGCTGTCGGTTTCGGCGCGAAAGGAGTCCTGAAGACTAGACGAAAGCCTGCTGCTTAGGGGAGCCCTACGAGTTTGTGAACTTGTAGGCAGAGCGTGTAGCCATGCATCAACGCAAGGCTTGTCGCTAGCTCTCGGTTAGTTGAATTCTTCTCTTCATCCGCTACGTAATCACAATCATCTGTATAATCAAGATAGTGAAAGCAGGGCTGAAGATAGATCTTCGCACGCGGGAATGATGGATGGGGGCGAGCCAACTTCAACCGTTCGCCCGGAACCTGAGTCGACATCACAGGCAACCCATCATCGCCTACGTCGACAGAATAATCCTCTTCGTTGATGATGTATTTGTACGCGTCTATGTAGGGGACTATTGCTGGGTTGAGAGAGCCCGTCTTCGGGCTGCACACAATAGTATTCCTCTTTGACGGGTCATTACCCGGCCGAAATTGCCTAAGAGCGTCGGCCAGCCACAACGTCCCAGCCGTTTCTACTTGAACTCGGTAACCATTGTGATTGAGCACTTCGACTAGCGGGATGAAGTTTTGACGGAATGGTTCACCACCAGTCAACACTACGAGGTCGAAATTGTCTCCATACCACTTGACTTGGTCGACGATAGACCGGACATCCATCAGCGTCGTGTCGACGTCGAACATCGTGTCACAAAAGTGGCACTTCAAGTTGCAGCCCGCGAGTCTGATGAAGACTGACGGTTGACCCACATGGGGACCCTCTCCCTGCAGCGTGAAGAAGATCTCTTTGATATCTAGAAGCTGACCATCTGACTTGTCCTGCTTCTTGATTTGATTTTGTCCAAACATGATATGAAAATGGGGCTCGACGGCGCAACATGGAAAACACCGCCGAGCCCCTCCGAGTTGAGGTAGCAGCCTAGGCTACCCCCAGCTATATTCGCATGTGTTAGACTCCGAGGACCATTCGAAGGATTGCAACCTCAGCGGCTGCATCTTCACGGCGCTTCTCCGCGCTGCGTTTGCCTTTGGCCTTCGCATTCTCCGCTCGATTCTGGGCTTGCTCAAGAGCTTTCATGAGCTTGGCCTCTCGACGGATTAGCCACTCCTCGCGGGCTTTGCGGATATTGTCCTGCTTCTCTGCTGCTGTGATTGTCATTTGTGCTCCTAGCGACGTATGCCTTCAAGTAGAAGATAGATTGGGTTTGTGACAAGATGGTCGATATTGATTTCAGGCGGACGATGATGTTGCCGTCTCCATCAGCTTGTTGGTCATCGTTCTCCTCCTTCTTCACGCCCTAGGGCGCGGACAGCTTTCCGGTCAGCAGCGATGATGGCTCGCGCCTCATCCCATCCAGCGG